CGGCAGAAGCAGAAAAAGCTTATTATGCTTCCATCGGAAACGATGATCTGGCAGCCTGAGTTCACAGATAAAACACTCTCCAGGAAACCCGGGGCGGTTCATGCAGCTAAGAGTTCCGTTTTTGGGTCTGTTTTGTGCTGAAACATAACCATTTTCGGTACTGTTTTTATTAACAGCACCAATTTTACCCACCTTTAAAGACTCCCGTTTTTGGGTGTATTCAGGTTCGGCAACACTTTCTTCTACACCGATAAGTCGGTACACCACAATTTGCTTTGTTCTGCCTTTTCTCTCACCGGTATCAACAATTAACCCAATCTCCATCAGGTGTCGTAAGCTGTCCTGCACTGTCTTTTTGTTCAGTTCCGTTACTTCTGCCAGGGCAGATACAGACGGGTATGCACACAAATCGGCACCGCACATATCAGCAAGCCAGGTCAATACTGACTTACTGGATGAACTGCCGGTTTTCACCTTTTTAGCCCATCGTAGTGCATCGATACTCATACGAACCCCTGGCAGACATTTGTTTATCTGCAAAGTAATATTGATATTGCTGACGATACGCATGCTTGAAAGCAATAGCTTTTTCTATAAGCTCGTCAGTCTCACGTTCCACAACAGCTGGATCCGCAAAAAGCAGCCCGGACTCCACCACATCGCCATATTCTTTGTTTAATCCGGCGATCATGTACGTAATGCTTTTTCCATCACTGATCTCACGATACAGCCTGAAATCACTAATTCGGATAGCCTCCATAATTGCCGGAATCAGCGCCGTGAATTTTTTCCGCTTATCCCTGGTGTCGATAGCTTTCCAGCGTTCGAATATCTTCACCCGGTTAACGCCCAGCGCCCGTTGATCAACCTCGCCATCATTAAACGTGACGCGTTGAACATCGATGTTCGGGCGTTCTTTCAGAGCCCAGAATGCTTCCGTGATTAATATCGTCGCCTGCTCCTGTGTCATTCCTGGTCGGCATACCCAGGCATCCAGAGCCTCACAAACCTGTTCAGGGGTGATTTTCATTGTTCAACCGCCCCGCCCGCTTTGCCTTACGATATTCGTCATAAACTTTGGGGTCGTACTGAAGTTCCCCGCCGGATGCCTCTTGCAGGCGCATCGCGCGACCTTCAGGAACCAGTTCCCCCCATTGAGAAACAGCAGATGGATCAACACCAGCAGCTTTCGCTACTTTGGCTTTCGTCCCATAAAAATTAATTACGTCTGATTTAAACATCACCCCTCCAAAGTTGAGTTTTCTCAATAGTAATCACTCAAGGAATCTCAAGTCAAGGGTTATTAAGATATCTAAATATGAACGAGAAAACTTTAGGTCAACGAATTAGAGAAAGACGCAAACAGGTTGGTTTAAGTCAAAACGATTTAAGCAAAGCTGCTGGCGTATCTGGCTCATCAATTTCACTATGGGAAAGCGACCATACAGCCCCGCGCGGGCAAAATTTGCATCGCCTGGCTGAGGTATTGCAATGTTCACCAACTTGGATACTGTTTGGTGACGAGGATAAAACACCAGATCCACCAGTTGCACTCAACAGCGCCTTAGACTTATCGGAAGATGAGTTGGAGATGTTGCGATTGTATCGCGCACTTCCAAAATCAGAGCAGCAAGCACAAATCAGCGAACTCCGTGCCCGCGTTGAGAATTTTAATCGCCTATTCACCGAGCTACTAGAAGCTCGCAAACGTAACAAACATCAATAACCCCCCTTCACAAATTTTAAAGCCTTACATTTCAATGTATTGGCTTTATTTTGCATTAAATATTGAGTTTTCTCATTAAAAGTACTTGACCAATATTCATGAGAAAACTAAATTACGATCCATCAAGACACCGCACGGTGTTCTCAGCAAACAGTTCCGCTACCCCGGCGTTAAGGGGAAATGAGGTCAACATGGATACTATCGATCTTGGCAACAACGAATCTCTGGTGTACGGCGTGTTCCCCAACCAGGGCGGTACGTTCACCGCGATGACATATACCAAAAGCAAAACGTTTAAAACCGGATCTGGCGCGCGTTGCTGGTTAGCCAGAAACACTGACTGATGAGGCTGACGATGGAATTTAAAGATTTACCGTCTGATGTACAGAAAACAGCAGCTCATACATTGCATTCTGTGCTGCGAGAAATCGGGAAAGATATTGCAAGCGAGCCAGCAAAAGATCTGGCCCGGAAAATCAAGACCGCTTTCGTTGAGCTTTATAATGTTGGCACTGACTCTGAAACTGTCGAGACCAAGACCGTAAGTTCACCAATATTCTCACTTGAGCCAAGCGTATTATCAGGTGAAATATGCACCGAGATTTCCAGCGAACTGCTTCCGGTAATACGAGAAGCAATTTGCCGTCGCGGTTTGGATGGAAGTTACGATCATGACGTCCTGCAAGTTCTCAGGACAATGGTGACTTCACTGGGGATTTGATCCCTGCGTCCTCTAACCTTTTGATATAGCGGTCCTCCAAGAAGCGGTAAATTTTGTCGAAATCATCTTTCCCCTCTGGTTTATTCAGAGGATTACAGGACCCGTAAGTAGCGGCATACATTTCAACCGTTTTATCAAAAATATAAGAGACAAATTCTTCTTTAGTCATATAGATTTCCTTCTTGGTTATTCGGGATAAGAAGGATACCACCTCGCCTGACGTGGTTAAAAGCAGGCACACAACACGAAAGCGCACGGCGAAGTTCGTCTCACTGTACGGTGTCGTTAAATTTAATTCGACCGTGCGCTTCCGGTTGTGGCAACCCGCGAAATGGCGCGGCGGTAAGTATGGCGGGGTTATTCCTTCCCCCGTTGAGGACACCGGGTTGTCAGGTTGACCATACGCTTAAGTGACAACCCCGCTGCAACGCCCTCTGTTATCAATTTTCTGGTGACGTTTGGCGGTATCAGTTTTACTCCGTGACTGCTCTGCCGCCGTTTTTAAAGTGAATTTTGTGATGCGGTGAATGCGGCTGAGCGCACGCGGAACAGTTAAAACCAAAAACAGTGTTATGGGTGGATTCTCTGTATCCGGCGTTAATTGTTAACTGGTTAACGTCACCTGGAGGCACCAGGCACCGCATCACAAAATTCATTGTTGAGGACGCGATAATGGAAACGTTATTACCAAACGTTAATACGTCTGAAGGTTGTTTTGATATTGGTGTTCTGCTCAGTAACCGGGAGTTTACTGAAGATGCCATTAATATGAGGAAATATGAGCCTTATCTGCTCAATGATAATTCCATACTTTCCCGAATTGCTCTTCTTGAACTTGGTATTTTCGGAGAACGTCAATGACTTCAGCATTTGCACTGATGATGACGGTTTTTCTTATAACGGGTGAATCACAGAATGTGATTACCAGAATTTATGCCAGTAAAGAATCCTGCCTCCAGGCAAGAGACGAGCAAAAAATTTCTGGTGAATGCCTCCCGGTAAAAAAAGTATCGCTGTACCTGAATAACGAAACACCGGCTGGATAACCCTCCAGCCATATTAACACCATACCAACGGATTAAAAATGCCAGCAATGGCAGGGATTCGTTCACCCTGAAATCTGTAATGAGGTTAAAACAAAATGAGTAAGGTCTTTATTTGCGCTGCTATTCCTGATGAACAGGCAATAAAGGAAGAAGGTGCCGTCGCTGTAGCCACTGCCATTGAAGCCGGTGATGAACGTCGCGCCCGCGCAAAATTTCACTGGCAATTCCTGGAACATTATCCGGCTGCTCAGGACTGCGCTTATAAATTTCTTGTTTGCGAGGATAAACCCGGTATACCCCGCCCTGCCCTCGATTCCTGGGATGCTGAATATATGCAGGAAAACCGCTGGGATGAGGAATCCGCTTCCTTTATTCCGGTCGAACCAGAATCCGATCCGATGAACGTCAATTTTGACAAGCTGTCCCTTGAAGTACAGAACGCGGTCCTGGTTAAGTTCGGTACATGTGAAAACATCACCGTTGATATGGCGATTGACGCGCAGGAATTACTGCAGGAAGACGTTGCTACCTTTGACGGGCATATCGTTGAAGCACTGATGAAAACGCCTGAAATTAACGCTATGTATCCGGAACGCAAACTGTTCGCTATCGGATGGGTTAAACACAAATGTAATCCGGGTGCCAAATGGCCCGAAATTCAGGCTGAATTACGTAACTGGAAAAAACGGCAGGACGCAGAGCGCAAAGAGACTGGAAAATACACGTCTGTTGTTGATCTCGCCAGCGCCAGAGTCAATCAACAGAACACTGAAAACTCAGCAGGAAAAATCAACCCAGTCACTGCCGCCATTTGTCGCGAATACAAGCAGACATGGAAAACGCTGGATGAAGAACTGGCCTACGCTCTCTGGCCTGGCGATATTGATACCGGAAACATTGACGGCAGCATCCATCGCTGGGCAAAAAATGAAGTTATCGACAAAGATCGCGAAGACTGGAAGCACATTTCCGCATCAATGCGCAAACAACCCGATGCCGTTCGCTACGACCGTCAGACTATTTTTGGCCTTGTCCGTGAGCGTCCGATCGACATTCACAAAGATCCCGTAGCACTGAACAAATACATCACTGAATACCTGACTACCAAGGGCGTGTTTGAAGATGACGAAGGAACAAATCAGGGCACAGCTGGTACTCTCCCGTCACCAGTACCAGAAACTGATGCAGTGGAAACGGCAATGCCGGACAACGAAAAAACCGAATGCGAAGTGGAAGACGAACCATCTGTAGAGCGTGAGGGACCGTTCTACTTCCTTTTCACTGATAAGGACGGCGAAAAATACGGTCGCGCAAACAAACTTTCTGGTCTGGAAAAAGCACTGGCCCTGGGAGCTACGGAAATCACAAAAGAGGAATACTTCGCACGTAAAAACGGCACGTACTCAGGTTCACAACAAAATACTGGTGCATCTGACACGATCGCACAACCAGAGCCGGTAAAAGTTACCGCTGACGAAGTAAACAAAATTATGCAGGCAGCCAATATCAGCCAGCCTGACGCCAATAAGTTGCTTGCTGTATCACGTGGTGAATTTGTTGCAGGGATTAGCGACCCGAATGATCCGAAATGGGTGAAGGGGATTGAAACCCGCGATTCAGTGAATCAGAACCAGCAAGAAACGGAACAGAACGGCCAGAAAGCGGAACAAAACAGCCCAAATGCGTTACAAAACGAGCCAGAAACGAAACAACCTGAACCAGTAGCGCAACAGGAACCGGAAAAAATCTGCACCGCCTGCGGTCAGACCGGCGGCGGCAACTGCCCTGATTGTGGCGCGGTGATGGGCGACGCAACATACCAGGAAACATTCGATGACAAGAACCAGGTTGAAGTTCAGGAAGACGATTCGGAGAAAATGGAAGGCGCTGAACATCCACACAAGGAGAATGCTGGCAGCGCTCAGGACCACGCCAGCGATAGTGAAACTGGCGAGACGGCAGATCCCTTAATTACGGTGAACGGTCATCACGTTATCACATCCACCAGCAGGACGTGTGACCATCTAATGATCGACCTTAAAACCATGGGAAAAAATCCGGATGCCCCGATTATCTCAATAGGTGCAATATTTTTCGATCCGCAAACCGGAGATATGGGACCGGAATTTAGTAAGACTATCGATCTGGAAACTGCTGGCGGAGTCATTGATCGTGACGTCATTAAAAGGTGGCTGAAGCAATCACGTGAAGCGCAGTCTGCCATTATGACCGATGAAATCCCGTTAGATGATGCACTGTTACAATTGCGGGAATTTATCGACGAAAACTCCGGTGAATTTTTTGTTCAGGTCTGGGGAAATGGAGCCAACTTCGACAACACGATTTTGCGCCGTTCATACGAACGGCAGGGGATCCCCTGCCCGTGGCGTTACTACAACGATCGCGATGTACGCACAATCGTTGAGCTGGGGAAAGCCATAGACTTCGATGCCAGAACTGCTATCCCATTCGAAGGTGAGCGCCATAATGCACTTGATGACGCCCGTTATCAGGCAAAATACGTTTCAGCTATCTGGCAAAAACTGATCCCGAGTCAGGCTGATTTTTAATGTTCAACCCATATCGCCGCCCACCAGCTACAGTGGCGGCGGTCATGCTGTAAAGGCACGTGACCACATGTACGAATTAACTCTATCTCCAGCAGAGATTAAAGAGATCACGAAATACGAGCGATACACAAAACAGCAACACCAGTTAAGACTGCACGGCATCCCATTTGTAATCGGTCCTAAAAACGAACCAATAGTTCTACGCAGGGATATTCCACACGGACTGACAACGATGCCAAAAACATCTGAACTGGTTTCTGCTGAACCCGATTTTGAGGCGCTGAATAATGGGAAGACCAAGAAAAAATAAAAAAGATAATGTACTGCCACCGCGGGTTAGATCGAATGGTTACAGTTACGTGTGGAAACCAGAAGGAAGTACAAGAACTATAGGGCTAGGAAGAGTGCGGAAAACCAGCGTAGCTAAAGTCTGGCAAAATTATGAACTGGAAAAAGCAAAACTCCACAACATAATGACCGTAGCTAAATTATGGCACATGTTTATAGACTCCCCTGCATTTACAGAACTGGCCCCCCGAACCCAAAAAGATTATCGACAACATCAGAAGGCGTTGCTGATGGTATTCGGAAAAGTGCTTGCTGATAATGTCAAAACTGAGCAGGTAAGAATTTTCATGGATAAACGAGGGCTTGAGAGCAAGACCCAGGCAAATCATGAACTGGCAAGCCTGAGTCGAGTATACGGGTGGGGATATGAGCGTGGATACGTGAAGAATAACCCATGTAAAGGAGTCAGAAAATTCTCTCTTAAAGCCCGCACTGTTTACATCACCGATGAACAGTATGCAGCGATATATGCGGAAGCAATTCCACAGTTACGCATTGCAATGGAGATTTCCTATCTCTGTGCGGCAAGGCTCGGTGATGTGCTTGAGTTGAAATGGCAGGATATTATGGATAAAGGGATCTACATTGAGCAAAACAAAACCGGCACCAAACAAATCAAGGAATGGTCACCGCGATTACGTACAGCGATCCAGTTAGCCCGAAATGTATCTTCCTGTACATGCGAATATGTGATCAATACAACCAAAGGCGGGAAAGTCATAGCTAAAACGCTGAACAACTGGTGGAATCAGGCTAAACGCTCAGCCGAGCAAAAAGTTGGCGTTCCGTTCGGGTGCAATTTTCACGACATAAAAGCTAAGGGGATCTCAGATTACGAAGGCAGCAGTCGCGACAAACAAATTTTCAGCGGGCATAAAACAGAAAATCAGGTGTTGATTTACGATCGTAAAACAAAAATCACACCAACACTGGATCTGCCGCTCGTGGTTAGCAAGTAG